GGCGGGTTCGCCGTGCGCCAAAACAAGACTGGTAAGGAACTCTGGGTTCCAATCCTGTCCGAGCTGCAAGCGGCACTTGACGCCGCCAGTCGGCATTCAGTCTTCCTTCTTACCAATGAACAGGGAACCAATCGCTGGTCCTATCGCGGGGCCTCACAGGCCGTCAGAAACGTCAGGGAACGCATTGGAGCGGTTCGCTACGATATTCATAGCTGGCGCTACAATGCCGCCTGCGAGCTAGTTGAGGCAGGATGTAGTGACGATCTGGTCGCCTCGATTACGGGGCAAAGTCCGGCGATGGTCTTGCACTACACCAAGAAAGTGCGTCAGCGGATCAGGGCCGTGAAGGCGCAACAAATGAGAAATGGCCAAGTTCGCTCGTAACATGTCGACCTTGATGAGATATCGCGCATGGGTTGCTTGTAGTCGCCTTCACTCCTAAGGTTTGAACGAAGCTAGTTTCCATAGGCGACAATTGTGAGAAACGACGAAGACCACTTCAACTCACCCCGATCTGACGAACCTAAACGCCGTCGATGGTGGCGCTGGGCAATCGGAATCGTTCTTCTGTTAGCTCTCTGCGATGATGACGATGATAAGAAGCAAGGGTACTGCTATACCTTTGGTGAAGATAAGCGGCATTGCTTCGATGAGCCTTTGCCTAAGGATCAGGATTGTTACCTCGAGGCGGACGAAAAAGTACGATGCTACGACCGCTAACAAGCGGGCTGCACTTGGCTGGCAAAAATGAAAGTGACCTTTTGGATATCGCGCGCTGTAGTTGGACACAGTTTATTGCAGTAACCGGAAGACCCCGGATGAACGCGGAAGAAGTCGGATAGAGCCAGTGAAATAAGGGGTTTTTGGAAGGTTTGGCCACAAACAGCGCAAATTTGGCGTGACCTTCAGTAAACTCAAAAACCGGGCGTTTTTGCTTGTTGCGAGCCACTGAAGAAAACGTTGTCAACAACAGGCAGAGCGCGACAATCGCCTTGTTTTATTGGGCTTAAACGACCTTTTAAGGGCGGATTTAGGTGAATTGCCACTTTCCGAACATGCAAATCGCGTTGCAGGTTGCGTATTCCAGTTGCATGTTGTCCTACGCCGTTGGTTTTAAAGGCATATTACCAAGCCGCCACGCGACATTGCCAATCCACAACATGCAACGGATTCGGCATATATCGCCACAAAAATGGCGCTGATCTACATAAAAGAAAAAGCCGCAATGGTCGAACCATAATGCCGCATTGCAGCTTAAAGGCGAATCTACTTACGCTAGAAATAGCGAGGCAAACTCGCGCTTTAGTATTTCTCTTGGCAATGGTTGGCTGGGCTGAATTTCCAAGCAACTGTTTTGGGCGCGTCCTAGTGATTGCCTGAATTCACTTGCGATTTTTTTAACGAAAACGTTGATCATAAATATATCACCAGATGCAACTGTAATGGCCTTGCAATTGTTTACGACAGATTGGCCGGCTGCGCTTGTGGAATCGTCGGTACCTGTTTCAATAGCTTCTTCAATCAACCGTTTGACCTTGTCAGACGGTGTTTCAAAATCACGCAAAATGAATCTCCTTACATGGCGCTGACGAGTCGGATGATCTTGTCGTCCGACCCTTGGTCACTCTCGCCCAGAAGATCGTAAACCGCCATGATGATTTCAGCCTTCTTGCGCGGCTGAATGCGCTTGCGTGATTTAGCAAATCCCTCTTCGACGGCCGTTATCGCCTGAAGCAGGCGGTTGTCGTCTGTAAGGGGTGTTCCCGCCGCTGCGGCGCGTGATTTCACGTCAGGTGAAATGGGTGGGCCAACGTAGAGTTCCAGCCCGAAGGCATCGCTTAGCAATTTGAGATTTGAAACAGAAATATCTCTGTCATCCAAAACGCTTCGAAGAACACCAATCGGAAGGTTCAATCGACGCGCAAACGGACGGAGCCCTTCTCCCTCAACTCCCGCAGAAATCCGCCGGTTGATTTCAGTCATTCCGAATCGTGTCATGCATGACACATAACACAAATCGCCAGTTGACCTAGTGTGTTGTGTGTGACACAACTAAACGTGTTATGAGCAGCACACGAAATAACCTTTGCCTCGCAATAGAGGCTTTAGCGTCGGCGACAAACCGGTCGGTCACGACCATTTCTCGTCTATCCACGGGCAGTGGTCTTACTCACAGGCGTCTTCAAAAGTATCGCCCAGATGGAAAGCCAGCCCACAAAATTTCGACGGACCGAGTAGATGGAGGGATTCAATGGCTTTCGGACCATTGGCCGGACGCTGAGCTCGAATGGCCGGCCGACATTCCCCGTCCCACCCCAAGCAAGAAGGATGCCGCGTGATGTTGCGTCCATTTATTCAGAAGGAATTGTCTGCCACTCGCCTAGCCATGCACTTGCTGCATGAGGCTGTGTTGTGCGTCGAACCATCTTATAAAAAAGGTCCCAAGGTACTCTGTCCGGATGCTGTTCTGCTTTCTGCTGAACAATTGGTGGTTCTCGCGGACATGTTCGGGGAACAGAGCAAAATCAGCCAAGCCACGATATCGAATAAGATTTGCGACCATACGCGACTTTTTTCGCGCTTGGCTGACGGCAAGAGCTGTACGCTCAGCACTTCGCTAATGGCGGCTCAATGGTTTTCAGATCATTGGCCGGACGCCATGCTGGAATGGCCTACAGACATTCCCCGCCCCTCCCCTAACAAGCAAGCTGCGTCATCTGTCCCCGGCTTGCTCACTACCCCGGAGTGCTGCTCGACTCCGGGGGCTTTTCATAAACTGGTCCCCGAGACCCCATCTGTGTTTGATCACGCTTTCGCAGATGGTGACGGTCCCGACGCTCGTTTTCAGGCAGCGCGGCGTCGGGGCCACCTAATTCGGTTCCTGCAATCACTTGATGATCATTGGATCGGCGACGTCATCGGCGCAGCCAGCCTGTTTGGCATTCTGTTTGTGGGGATTTTCATCGTGTGGGCGACACAATGAAAGTGACTGTCTGATGCATAACGCCCGCCTGAACACCAGCCCACGACTGGCACGCGCCCTCAAGGCTTTGCAGCAAGCAGAGGGAGAGCTGAGCACACAGGAATTTGACCGACGCGCACGTATCTGTGCGGTCAATTCCGTTGTTGCTGAACTGCGCGTCAACGGAGCCGAAATCACCTGTCGGCAAGCCGTCAAAAACGGCCAGCGCCGATTTTACTACAGCCTGATCAAAAGCCCGAAAGGATATTAAGCGTGACACCGAAATCTGAGCCGAAAATCCAACGTCTGGATATTGATTTGATTGATATGGATGCGGCGGCGCGTCTGCGCCCGGTTTCCGAAACCGGCGTGCAAAGCCTGATCGCATCAATCACCGAATTGGGCATTATCAAGGACGCGATACACCTGCGCAAAAAGCGTAGGAATGGCGAAGACATCATCGTCCTGATGGCAGGCGCACACCGATTAGAAGCCGCCAAGCAGCTCGGGTGGACAACAATCCCTGCGCGTGTCTGGGCCGATGTGACCGACGATTTTGCGCGCCTGATGGAGATCGACGACAACCTGTCAGGTGCCGACTTGAGCATTCTCGAACTGAGCGTGTTCCTAGCTGAACGAAAGCGCGTTTATGAGCGGTTACACCCAGAGACGAAGCAATTAAGCGGCGCGGATTTGGCCCGGAAACGTTGGGATAAAGATGCGACGGAAATTATTTCCTTCGCAAAGTCCGTCGCCGAAAAACGCGACCTCAGTGACCGCCATATCCGCACCTTCGTACAGATTGGCAACGCCCTTTCACCGGAAGATGTGACGACGCTGGCATCCACCAAGGAGCCGCTGAAGCTGAAGGACCTGATGGCCTTTGCCAAGATCAATGAGCCTAAGCAGCGCGCGGAAGTGATCGGGCAACTGGCCAGCGGCAAAGCTGGCTCTGTTGGGGATGCCATAGCTGCAGTTCAGCCAGCCGCCAAACCCACGCAAAGCCCCGACGACAAAGCTTTTGAAAAACTGCTGACCGCGTGGAAGCGCGCACCAATGGCGGTGAAGCGGCAATTTGTCGAAAGCCGCGAGGCTGAGTTGCTCGACATGTTGGCCCCCAAGAAACCGGATTTAAAGGTTGTTAAATGAGCGTTTTACGCCCTCATAAAACGTGGTGGACCGCGACAGAGATAGCTGGTGAAAGCTTGCCTGATCTTCCCGGTACACGACAAGGCGTCGAAACCTATGCCAAGCGCCAAGGCTGGCGCGAGAGCCTCGACAATGCGCGGCAACGCGCTGGCAAGGGTGGTGGTTGGGAATATGCCTGGGAGTTGTTCCCTCTGCGCGCGCGCAAGTCGCTGTTGAAAGAAGCCTCAACCACGATGGAAACGGCAGAGCCAGTTGTGCCAGCCATTGCCGAGCTTCAGGCGTATTATGAAGGTCTGCCTTCAGCCGTGAAGGAAAAGACGCTGGCCCGGTTGTCGGTTTTGCAAAAGGTGTCGGCACTTGAACAGTCCGGCGTCACCCGTTTTGTGGCAGTTGATCAGGTCGCCCACGATCACGGTGTAAGTGATCGGACCGTGTGGAACTGGTTCAAGCTGGTTGACGGTCAGACGGTGTCTGATTGGCTGTATTATCTTGCCCCAAAGAACCGGGCCGCACAGCGCGCCGACAAACAGGCCGAATGCAGCCCGGAATTCATGGACTTTCTGAAGAGCATCTTTCTCCAATTGGAAGCGCCTACTTTCGCGCAATGCTTTCGCGACGCGGTTAAAGTCGCCAAAGCGAAAGGCTGGAACGCGCTGTGTAATCGCACTGCGCGCCGCCGTCTAAGCGCTCAGGTGCCTCGTGTGGTGCAGGTCTATGCCCGCGAAGGTGTCACAGGGCTGGAAAGGTGTTTCCCGCCCATGATCCGCTCAAAAGCGGACATGCATGCGTTGCAGGGTGTGAATGCCGACTGTCACAAGTTCGACGTGTTTGTTGAATGGGAAGATGGCGCGGTCGAGCGGTGTCAGATCATCGCGTTTCAGGATTTGTATTCTGGCAAAATTCTAAGCTGGCGGATTGATCACACGCCCAATGAGGTCGCTGTCATGGCGGCATTTGGCGAGATGATCGAAACATGGGGCATTCCAGAACACTGCACCTTTGATAACGGGCGTGAGTTCGCTGCCAAATGGCTTACGGGCGGCTGCAAGACACGATATCGCGGCAAAGTAAGGGACGATGACCCATTGGGCGTTCTGCCACTGTTGGGCATCAAAGTGCATTGGGCCCGGCCTGCAAGCGGTCAATCGAAACCCATTGAACGCGCGTTCCGCGATCTGGCCAGCGACATTGCAAAAGACATTCGATTTGCGGGAGCGTATGTGGGCAATCGACCTGATGCAAAGCCGGAAAATTACAAATCACACGCCGTACCGATCAAGGACTTTGTCCGCGTCGTCGACGAGCGGATCATAGAGCACAATGCACGTTTGGGCCGCTTGTCGGAAACGGCCAATGGCCGCAGTTTCGACGAGACATTCAACGAAAGCTATGAGCATTCCGCCATTCGCCGTGCATCTGACGAACAAAAACGCCTTTGGCTCATGGGTCACATCACGCGCACCCTGCAGAAAAATCATGGTCGCCTCACAATGTTTGGCAACATGTATTGGTCAGACTGGATGGCCGAATACCCACGCAAAAAAGTGTCTGTTCGTTTCGACATCGATGATCTGCACTCGGGCGCATACATCTACGAGCTGACAGGTGAATTCCTAGGGTTTGCACCGTGCAAACTGGCCAGCGGCTTCTACAGCCTGACGGCTGCAAAAGAGAACGCGCGCGCCAAGTCCGCTTACATGCGCGCACAACGCAAGTTGCTCAAGCAAGAGCGGCGCATGACCCAGAAAGACCTCGCGGCAACGTTGGACGCAAACCCCGTCTTGGACCCGGTTGTTCCAGAAAACAAAATTGTGGCGATGCCAAAGGGCGATGCCCGTTCGGATTCTGCCCGGGTTGTTCGCCCGACATACACCGAAAAAACAACGCCGGAACAAGCCGCAGAGCTCGTTGATTTCCAGAAAGAGTTTTACGCCGACAAAGCCCGAAAAGTCGCGGCAATTGAGGCTGAAGAAGGCCCAATGGATCGTTTCAAACGCGCGCTGGAAGTTGAACGGCTCTCAAATGCTGGTGAACGCATCGGCGAGGCTGAGGCCAGTTGGTACGCGCGGTACCGCGACACAGCAGAATATCGGACGCGCGCGGACATGTACCGAGAATTTGGAGAAAGCTACCTGAAAGGGGGCTGAGGTGCCGCCGCGCATGTTTTGAGACCAGCGCGACGGCAATGAACGGGCCAAGAGGCCCAGAAACAGGAGGAAAGATGCCAGAGGGAACCCCACTTTACAACTCTTTTGCGCCGCTCAGGAATGTGACGGCGTTTGTTGACATGGTTCAACGGGTTGAAAACCGCGCCATAGGCCTGCCTGGCATGGCCACATTCCACGGCTATTCCGGCTATGGCAAAACCTTTGCGGCGGTCTACGCCGCAAACAGGTTCAACGCCCTTCAGGTTCAGGTCAAAGAAAGCTGGAAGGGCAAAAAACTGTGCCAGTCGATCCTTGGTGAGATGGGCATTAAGCCCGACAAAGTCATCGCGGACATGATCGACCAAATCGCACAAGAACTAACATTGTCCCAACGTGTTTTGATCATCGACGATGCTCAATTCCTCGTCAAAAGCAGGATCGTTGGCATCGTGCGTGACATATATGAAAGCAGCGGCGGAACGGTCATTCTTGTTGGAGAAGAAGGTTTGCCGCAGGACCTTCAGGAATGGGAAAACATTCACGGCCGCATGCTTGACTGGGTGGCGGCACTTCCGGCCTGTCTTAGTGACATTGATCATCTGGCACCGATCTATTGCCCTGACGTTTCATTGGATGACGCCCTTAAACAGCACCTTTTGCAATCGTCGCAAAACTCAATTCGACGGGTGTGCATTAATCTGGGCAAAATTCGCGAGTTTGCGGCTGTTCGCGGGGTGAGCGAAGTCACGGCAGACGCATGGGGCAATCAAGCATTTGCCCCATGTACCGCTCCAAAACCTCGGAGGGAACTGGCATGAGCATTTGCAGCATTTGCGATCGCCCCGGTGCGGCGGAACAAGTGATCTCGATTGTCGATATTTCAAAAGGCGAAAGCGACGAGCGCAACAAAGCCTGGGCTGTTGATCTTTGCCCAAACTGCAAGGGCCGGATCGCAGACGAGGTCACTCGCACCATCGGGAAGGAACCTGAGGGATGAGTCGCAAACCTATCGATCAGTCAGTTAGAGAACCGAAACCCCAAGGCCAAGATGGTGTCTGGGTAGAAATTCGGCGCATGAAAACGTTCACCGCCCTTGATATCGTTAAGGCGACGGACATCACGAAGAAAACAGTCACCGACTACATCAAGCGATTGGTGGCGGGTGGGTACCTGAAACAGACAGTGCCCGCAGAACCACATGGGGTTCATGTGTTTACCCTGCTTCGCGATGCTGGCGTTCACGCACCGCGCGTTCGCATGGACGGAACCCCGGTCACACAGGGTGGCGTCAACGCGAATATGTGGCGCTCGATGCGGATCATAAAGGCATTTACTCCGCGCGAATTGGTCGCGTATTCGAATACCGACACCGTCAAAGTTTCTGAGCAAACCGCCAAGACATATTGCTCAATGTTGCTGAAGGCGGGCTATTTGCGCGTCATGCAAAAAGCCGTTCCGGGTAAGCGTCAGGCAACCTATCGCTTCATTCGCGACACTGGCCCAAAGCCGCCGAAAATCCAGCGCGTCAAACAGGTTTTTGACCCCAATCTGAACGAAGTCACGTATCGTCAGGAGGGCCGGATATGAGCCGCGGAACAACTGCCGTCTCTGGCAAGGTCGACCATGTAGAAAAAGCTGACGCAGCTTGGGGCAAAGGCCTGCCCGATTGGGTTTTGACGCTTGCCGAGCAATGCAACATGTCCTCTCAGGGCAAGGTGGCCGCGCGTTTGGACTGGTCGACGGCGGCAATTAGCCAGGTGGTTGGCAACACGTATCACAGAGCCGGTGGCGACATACAGGCTGTCGAGGCCAGTGTGCGTGGCGTCTTCATGAACGGGACAATTACCTGCCCCGCTTTAGGCAAACTTCCACAAAACGAGTGCCGGGATTGGCGCAAAAAAGCCAAGAATTTTGGCAACGCAAATGTGATGCGTGTGCGCATGTACCGGGCTTGCAACAACTGCATACACTTTACCGGAGGCGGCAATCATGGATAACGCCACAAAGGCCAAAATCATTGCGATGGCGATAAACGAAGAGCCAAGAACCCTTATTGCCAAAATGGCCGGTTGCCACACTTCGAGTGTGTTTTCAGTTATCACACGAGCGCGGCGTCAAGGGGTGAATATACCGTATCTGAAATCTGGCCCAAAACTCGGTTCGAAGTTCCCATCGGGTACTTCGTCGCCGCGCGTCTATACCGAAAAACAAGTCATGGCGGCACTGGCACCGCATGCGAAACCCCGCGACCTCACAACGCACGAACTCGCCTCCAAAATCCTCAAAACGGTGGCTGAAAATAACCTCGTTGACGCGGTTCTGGACGATGCAGAGGAGCTCAATCAAGATGGCTGATCGCTTCACCAACGATGACCTGATCCGTCTTTCATCCAGCGCGATTGCAAAGGTCGATGCTGGCGGCAAACGCGGCGCCGAGAAAGTCACGCATGAGGAAATCATTGCGATGTGCGTTCTCATTGCGATGGCAGGCCAAAACACCCCTTTAAACACCTCTTCAACAGGAGATTAATCATGAGTGAATTCACTCCTCACCCTATCCCGGACGGCCGCTTTAAACACGGCGGAGACGTCTTCATGAAAGACGCTAAAGGCAACCCTGTGCCCGTCGAAATGATCAAACCACAGGACCTCCTTCAAGACGAAACAGTGCGCAAGATTATGGGTTACTGGATTGGGCTTTCAAATCAAATGAGTCGATCAAAAGTGCACACATTTAACGACATTGGTGCACTTGAGGCCATTCTCGCGCAGGAATATGACACGCCGCTCGGCGGCAAGAAAGGCAACATGACTTTGATGAGCTTTGACGGGCTCTACAAAGTAACTGTGCAGGTTGCCGACCGGGTTGATTTTGGGCCTGAATTGCAGGTTGCCAAAACGCTGATTGATGAATGCCTAACCGAATGGGCGGAAAGCAGTCGCCCAGAGATACGCACCGTCGTGACGCGCGCCTTCAACACTGACAAAGAAGGCCAGATCAACCGGTCTGAAATTTTCATGCTTTTGCGTCTGGATATCGATGATCCACGCTGGAAACGCGCCATGGACGCAATCCGGGATGCCATGCGGGTCGTTGGATCAAAAACCTATACTCGAGGCTACCAACGCGCCACGAATGATGGGCTTTGGGAGCCCGTCTCTCTGGATATGGCGAAGCTCTGAAAATGGCGCTGGATCAACTCATACCACACGCCACTACGATGGCCTTGTTCCTCCTTGGCGCAGTCGTGTTCGCGCGGATGAAAGAAGCGGCTATATCTGCGCTCTTTGGCGCTGGTTACATGCTCCTTCTGGTGCAGTTGGTGGCGGCGCTATGAACGATTGGCCTTTCGATCATCTCACACCGATGAAGTACGGCGCGATCCTCGTTGATTATCCGTGGCCCTATGAAATGCGGTCTGCAAAGGGCTATGAGAAATCTCCTGAAGCGCACTATGAAACCATGCCGATTGCGGAAGGCAAAAAGCTTCCGATCGCGCATCTTTCTGACCAACATTGTTATCTTTTTTTGTGGTCGACATGGCCGCATCTTAAACAGGCACAGGATCTGATGGAGAGCTGGGGCTTTGACTATGTAACGGGCGGTGCGTGGATCAAGCGCACTGTGAACTGGAAGCTGGTTTTCGGCACGGGGTATATTCAGCGATCGGCGACTGAGCCGTATTTGATCGGCAAAATTGGCCGGCCGCAGATTACAAGCAGATCAGAGCGGAACGTGATTGATGCGCCACTTCACATAGATGACGTGCCCGACAAAATCGAAGCGATCCGCCGCGAGCATTCCCGCAAACCGATCCAAATGCGCGAAATGATCGATCGGCTCTTACCCAATGCTCACAAGGCCGAATTATTTGCCCGCGAGCCATGGGGCGACAACGACGTGTGGGGCAATCAGACCACCAAATTTGAGGAGTTGAAACATGTCCAACAATCTTAGTGATCTCAACGACCACCTGTTTGCACAGCTTGGACGCTTATCTGACGATAGCTTGACCGAAGAACAAATCGAAAATGAAGTTAAACGCGCTGAGGCTATCGTGAAGGTCGCCGATCAGGTCACAGGAAACGCCACTCTGAAATTGCGGGCGGCCGAGCTTTATGCACGGCACGGACAAACCGTATTACCGCACCTTCCAATGATCGGGAACTCGACGAAATGAAGCGCGCGGCTGTCAAATACAGCGTCCAAGAATTGACGTGGATTGAGGCGCGCAAGGAACTGCCACGCCGTGACCTGCATGCCAAATTCACCGCGCGGTTCAACCGGACAGATGTGTCGCATGATCACTTGAAGTCGCTCTGCAAGCGCAATGGTTGGCTGACAGGACGGACCGGTTGTTATGAGCCGGGAAGCGTTCCAGCGAACAAGGGCAAAAAGATGCCGTTCAACGCCAATTGCGCGCGTACGCAATTCAAGAAAGGGCAGATGCCACACAACACGAAATATCTCGGACATGAGCACGTGACGAAAGACGGCTACGTCGAGATCAGTGTAGCAGAAACAAATCCTCATACCGGCGCTCCCCGTCGCTATGTGCAAAAGCACCGCCACCTTTGGGAACAAGAAAACGGCCCGGTACCGGAAGGCATGTGCCTCAAGAGCCGCGACGGCGACAAATCCAATACTGATCCGTCAAACTGGACCTGCATCCCGCGGGCGATGCTGCCGCGCCTGAACGGTAGATTTGGTCGCGATTATGATGCGGCCCCACCTGAAGTGAAGCCGGTTTTACTGGCAACAGCAAAGCTGGAACATGAAGTGCGCGAGGCCAAACGAGCCAACTCAAAACAGAAGAACCACGGGGGTCGCAAATGACCGCTTCCCTCAAACGCTTGATCCATGTTGGGTGCCGCGAGTTGGGTCTCGATCAGGATTCGCGCCATGCGTTGCAGGTTGCTGAAACCGGCAAAGCCAGCATGAGCGATATGACCGAAGACGAGCTCAACAAAATCATTATCCGCCTGAAGGCTGACGGGTTCAAACCTTACGCCCGCAAAACCAACAAGCGGCGCGCAACCGCCCCTCGTGCCGATCTCAGGCTTTGTCATGTGCTCTGGGCCAAGTTGGGTGAGGTTGGCGCTTTGGAACGTCCCGGCCGCGCTGGTTTGAATGCCTTCATTCGCGCCCAATTCGGGGACACCTGGCATGCGGTACCGGCAGACATCGATATGCTGCGCGATCACAAGAAAATAGACGCCGTGATTCAGGCCTTAAAGGCATGGGGGAAACGCGAAGATATCGACTTCAATTGGGAGACGCCTTGAGCGGAGTGCGCCCGGATAAACCTTCCTGAATAAAATAGGGATGCCGGGAACCGACAAGGAATAGGCGAGATGGCGCGGTCCGGTAGCGCACCCACTTCGTGGGAGGCCGTGGGTTCAAATCCCACTCTCGCTGACAAACTGAAACCAACAAGAGAGAATGCAGATCGATGAAAAAGCCGATGCATCCCATCACAGATCACGCCGTCCTGCGCTTTTTGGAGCGGGTGTATGGGGTCGATATCGAGGCAATCCGCCGAGGCATCGGTCGCCGCGTGGATGAGGCAGTCGAACAAGGTGCGTCCGGTGTGCACCACTGCGGTTTCAGGTATGTCATCGACAACGGCACAGTTATCACAATTCACGAAACATGTCGCCCAGATCGCGGCAAATACAGACGCCGAGGCCGCTAATGGGTATCGGGGCGGAATGGCTGGAAGAACTGTGCGAGGAATTGGGCGAAAGTGCGGCCTCACGTGTGCTGTCCACTGCCAGCGGAATGCGGCTTTACGTTCCGGCCCCCGAACACCTTAACAAAAGTGTTATTCTAAGCGTTGTCGGTCACCCGATTGCCTCGTGGCTATCTGAACGATACGTTGGCGAATATGTTGAGGTTCCCTCTGCCCATGCGCGGCGAACAAGCTCTCTCAAGCGTGTCATCGCCGAAAATCCCGATGCGAACGTAAATGAGGTGGCCAATGCTTTTGGCGTAACGCATCGCCGTGTCTATCAGCTCCGGGCGAAGGTCCTTGAAGACACCAAAGAAGACCCACCGCTTCTCAGCTACATGCGAAATCCTTCATCTGAAAAGTGATCCGCGTGCGTTGTAATGTCGAAAGGCATTTAGGACGGGAGCGCGCCAGTGACACCACGGGCAATTGCAGAAGGTATTGTCGCCCGTGAGGGTGGCTTTGTGAATGACCCCGACGATGCAGGCGGGGCCACAAATCGCGGTGTGACGATCCATACAATGCGTCGTCTGAAAATTGACCTGGACCATGACGGCGATATCGATATCGCCGACGTCAGATTGATCACACCTGAGCTCGCGGTCGGCATTTTCTTGCGCCACTATTTTGAACGTCCGCGCATTGCGAAACTGCCCGAAGCACTGCAGGCAACCGTGTTTGATATGTACGTCAATGCCGGTGTGAACGCGGTCAAAATTCTGCAACGCCTATTGAATGATCTAGGGTTAAATGTTTCCGTTGACGGTGTGATCGGTCCCAATACTTTGAAGGCTGTTCGAACTGCCTTTGAAAAGGCGGGGACCACTTTGGTTGATGCCTATGGGGTTGCCCGGCGCAATTACTATTTCCGGCTGGCTGATCGAAAGCCATCACAGCGCAAGTATGCCCGGACGCGCGCCGGTGGCAAAGGCGGTTGGATCAAGCGCGCCGAAGAATTCATTTCCCCCAAATATCGCATGAGTGATGCAGAGTTTCAGGAGAGGATTTCGGGATGGGTTTGATTGAGGGTGCTCTGTCGCTCATCTTTGGTGGTGGGCGGAATTTGGTCAAAGAAACGGCCGAGGTGTTCCGCGAAAATGCAGAGTCCGGCGCGACCCGCGAAGCAGGAATGCGCGGCGAAGCACTGAACCAATTCGGGCAAGAGTTTCGCGCAGAACAGCGTGGCTTGTTTGATCGGTTCATGGATGCCGTTAATCGGTTGCCGCGCCCAATTATGGTGATGGGTGTATTTGCCCTATTTGTGTCTGCCATGTTCGACCCAATCTGGTTTGCCGAACGTATGGTGGGCCTTGCCTTGGTGCCGGAACCTCTCTGGTGGCTATTGGGCGTTATCGTCAGTTTTTACTTTGGCGCGCGTCACCAAATCAAAGGGCAGGAATTCCAGAAATCTATTGCCCAGACGCTTGCGATGGCCCCAACCGTGGTCTCCAACATCGCCGCTTTACGTGCGTTGTCACACGACACGCCGGGTGTCGCTGATACCGGAACTGACGCGGCACTGTCTCTGGCAGTCAGTGAACCCGATCTTAACCCCGCGTTGACCAAGGCGCGCACTCAAATCGCAGGTGGGCCCGGAGACAGATGACAATTGCAGACCTTAAGCCGTTTATCGAACTGATCAGCTTTGTATTTTCGATTGGGGCAATTGTCCTTGCGTGGTTTCTAACCCGTCGCAAGGACGTCGATAGCCAGTTCAAAAAAGGGTCCGACCGGATGGATGGGCTTGAGCTTCGCATCCAGAAAACTGAGCAAACTGTCGATGTGATGCCAGCCAAAGATGACATGCACAAGCTGGAAGTCCTCCTCGCTGAAATGGGCGGCGACATGAAGGCAATGCGAGCAACTATGAGAGGCATGGCCGAAAGTCAGGTCAGAACCGAAACGGCAGTTTCGAGGCATGAAGATTATCTCAGAGGTAACGATAAATGAGCTATGAAGATTTCAATCGAAAGCATCGCCGCCTGAGCATTTTGCTGCATCTCAGCGAAGCACCTCAGTACACGGCGAACGCGTCGATCCTCGCCGACGTTCTTAATAATGTCGGCCTGCCGTCCACCTATGATCAGGTTGTAACTGAGCTGGTCTGGCTTAAGGAAAACGGATTTGTTGACTACGTTGATCACGGCAGCGTTGTCGTGGCGACAACAACACGGTCGGGTGTAGAGATCGCCCAAGGTATCGGTTCACACCCAGATATTCAAAAACCAAAAGCGAGGCGTTGATATGCCGCCGCCCCGCAAAGTTGATCTCTTACCGTCAGAGCTTCGCCGCTGGCTTCAGGACGAGCTGAAAGAGCGCGGATTTTCCGGCTACGAAGACGTAACTGAGGCTTTGAACTTCCGTCTCGAAGAAGAGGGTTTTGAACTTCGCCTGGGCAAGTCGGCTGTCCATGCCTACGGCTCGGAATTCAAGGAATATGCCAAGCTGCAGGAAGAGTCGCAGGATCAGATGCGCGCCTTTCTGGAAGAGGCCAGCCTGAAGGACGAAGTAGACGTTACGTCCGTTCTCTTTCAACAGCTCACGGCCATTCAGTTCAAGCTGCAAATGGCGATGGTGAATCCCAATAGTTTGCCCGATCCGCGTGGCATGAAGGACCTCACCACCGCCCTCAACAACCTGATCCGTTCCACGTCTCTGCGCGACAGCCTGATTGCGGCAGAGCGTAAGGTTCAATCCGAGAAGTTGGACGAAGCTGTTGGCGAAGGCCTGATCGAAGAAGTGGCTGCGCAGCGAGCGCGCGAGATTATGGGGCTGACGGCATGACGGCGCGCGACATGGCATACGGCACCAAAGTGTTTGTGGGTGATCACAACTGGCGCAAAGGCCCGTTTTGGCCTGCAATGGCTGCCTTGTTGTTCGGGCAACGTGAGCGGTTTGAGCATTTGGGTATGCGCATCACCATCGCGTGGCGACACGGAAAACCCTATTTGATCCGAATTCGCGAGGTGTGACATGGCCGTCGTAGGAATAATTGTTCTAACATTTGTCGTCGCTGCATTCGTGTTTGCGCCCGGTGATAGCAACGCTGAACCTTGGCTTTATGCCGGCGCATTTGCCCTGTTGCTTTTGGCCGCCGCCGCTGCGGACGCGCTGTAATGGCTTCGCCCCTAGAAATCGCAAATGATCTGGATGCACACGCGCGGATCGTGAACAAGAAGCGCATGCCGGACAGCGCCGCAGCGATCCGGCGTGGCGCGGAAACCATCCGGGAAATGGCGCGCGGCGTGCGTGCTCTGAAGGCTGAAAATCTGGCGCTTAAGGCTGGCGCAAAACCGCGAGGTCTGCATGGCTGACTCGGTCATCACATTCCTACCTTACCAATCTGCGTGGATCGGCGACGATTCGCGTTTCAAGATCGGGATGTTCACCCGTCGTGGCGGGAAAACCTTTGGCTCTTCAGCCGAAGTTGTTGATCAATGCATTCAGGCAGAGATTGCTGGACGTAAGGAGCGATGGACCATTTTGTCTCGGTCCGAGGCAACCGCTAAAGAGGCTTTAGAAGATGCTTTAAAGCCCATCACAAGAGGCTTTTATGCTGTCTATAACGAACTAAGCCGGATCGGTGAGCCGGAGTTTCAAGAAGGTTCGTTTTACAGCCGCGAGCTGGATGCTGTTTACAAAACGCATGAGGTCCGGTTTCCCGGTGGTAGTCGCGTTGTCGCACTGTCTGCCAGCCCGGACGCCGCACGTGGATTTGGCGGCAATCTGTTGTTGGACGAATTTGCGTTTCATCAAGATAGCCGGCGCATCTGGGCCTCTGCTTTTCCCGTGGCTGCGCGTGGTGGTCACAAGATCAGAGTGATTTCCACGCCCAACGGCAAGGGAAACAAATTCCACGAGCTGATGACCACCGCGGATAACGGATGGTCCAAACATCACGTTGATATCTATCAGGCCGTCGAACAGGGGCTGGACGTGGATATCGCAGAGCTGCGCGCCGGCATGGCAGACGAGGATGCCTGGGCGCAGGAATTTGAGCTTAAATGGTTGGATGAGGCCGCAAGCTGGCTCGATTACGAATTAATCGCTGGTTGCGAACATGCCGACGCAGGCAAGCCCGACTTGTACCAAGGCGGTCGCTGCTACATGGGCGAGGATATCGCCGCGCGTAATGACCTTTACGTACTTTGGATTTGGGAAGAGGTTGGCGACGTGCTGTGGTGCCGAGACGTCATTGTGCGCAAGCGTGCAACGTTCGCCGAACAAGATCAGCTTCGCGCCAATGCTTTTCGCCGATACAACATCGTTCGCCACGCGATGGATCAAACTGGCATGGGTGAAAAGCCGGTTGAGGATGCCAAGCGTTCACATGGCGAGACGCGAGTTCAAGGCGTGCTGTTCACAGCCGGAGCCAAGCTCGACATGGCAACCGTCCTGAAAGAGAGGATGCAGGATCGGCGTTTACGTATTCCGGCAGGCGATCCTCTTTTGCGCTCTGACTTGCATTCCATTCGCAGCCGCGTGGGTCCCACTGGCATTCGCCGCTTGATTGCAGACGGTGACAGTGACGGTCACGCTGACCGCTTTTGGGCCTGCGCGCTTGCAACGACCGCGGCAGACCACGGCCACAGCCCGATTGAGTTTGAGTCGACGGGTGATCGTCAGACAGTCGATGCGGATGCCTTTGCGTCTGAGCTGGATCGGCGCAGGTCATTTGGTGGAGCTGGTGGCGGTTTGGATTTCGGAGGGTTTTGACATGTCAAAGACACACCAAATCAGCCAACACACACACGATGGCGACAAATGGGGCGAATTCGAATGTGCCAAGTGTCTCTGCGATTTGGATTTCTTCGACGACGAGTTAGCCGACATTGTCGAACTTTCAACATCCGGATGCGAGTTCGCATGCCCGAATTGCGGGTTTATGGCGCTATTGGAAGGAAGAAAAAATGACGTGTGCTGAAGTTTTTATGTTGATTTTCTTAACTCCCTTTGGGTGGGTCGGGATGCTCATTTTTGCTTTCGCAATTTCAATGATTTTCGACAAATGAGGAGCTGACCATGGCAACTAAAACCAGTTACCCGCGCGTCCGCAATATCAAGCTCCGCAACCCTATGGGAGAGCTTGCTGGCATTGCTGACGGCCGGGACATCACACGGCCGTGGATTGGCCCACTTTTGGAACCAACGGACTCCATCCTGAAAGGGCGTGGCCGGGGCAGTTTCGATATCTACAAACCGATTTTAACGGATCCGCAAGTCAAGGCGGTTTTCACACAACGCATCGCTGCTGTTGTGAGCCGGGAATGGACCGTTGAGGCGGGTGACGACACCGCTCAGGCCAAGAAAGCGGCCGATTGGCTGAAGGACGAAATCACCAATCTTGATTGGGATCGTCTGACCGAAAAAATGATGTGGGGCATCTTCTATGGCTACGCCGTGTCAGAACAGATGTTTCGCCGGGACGGGCAATTTTGGGGTTGGGATGAAATCAAGGTGCGCGACCGCGTGCGGTTCCGTTTTGACAAAGAATGCGAACTGCGCCTGATCACGCGCAACAACATGTTGAACGGCGAGCTTATGCCGGCAGGCAAGTTCTGGACCTTTTCAACGGGTGCTGATCACGACGACGAACCCTATGGTATCGGCCTTGCCCATTGGCTCTATTGGCCTGTCTGGTTCAAACGCAACGGCCTGAAGCTCTGGTTAATAGCGCTCGACAAGTTCGGCATGCCAACGGCCAAAGGGACCTATTCTTCAGGCGCAGAAGAACCCGAAAAGAAGATACTACTGGAAGCCGTGAATGCGATCCGGTCTGAGGCCGGGATTATTGTGCCCGAAGGCATGAACATCGAGCTTCTTTCGGCCCCTTCCAACGGCAGTGCGTTGAGTTTTGAAACCTTGCACGGGCGCATGGACGCGGCCATTGCCAAAGTCATTCGCGCGCAAACCATGACCACCGACGACGGCTCGTCGCTTTCGCAAGCTGAGGTGCATCAGGACGTGGCGGAGTATGTGGCCAAATCTGACGCTGACTTGATTTGTGAGAGTTTCAGCCGCGGGCCGGTTGCCAAACTTTCAGAGTTCAACTTTCCCGGTGTCGCACCGCCCCAGATCAAACGCGTGATGACTGACCCCGAAGACACCACGGCAGCGGTTGAGCGCGACAAGACGCTCTACGAAATGGGCTGGCGCATGACACCGGAAAGGGTGAAAGACAGCTATGGTGAGGGTTATGAAGCCGAGAACTCGAAACCAAACCTCAATAACGCATCAAGCGAGTTTTCCGAGCACACGCATGATGGATCAATCGACGCTCTGGTGCGCGAAATGGTCAGCGACGGATACGCAGACAGCGCTTTAGAGCCCCTTTTAGCGGATATTAAAGCCGCCCTTGAAGGGATCGAAAATGGTGATTTGGAAGCGCTAAAAGACAAGCTTACCGAATTGGCAGACGCGCAACCGGACGCGCGCAGCTTTGCCGATCTGCTGGGGCGCGGGATGCTTGCCACCCGTCTTGCTGGTGAATTTGGAGCCCAAGTTGAGGACGAGGAGGAAATCGCCGGGATCGCAGGCGGTACCGCTCAGCCATGACAATTGGATTGCAGGCCCTTCCACCACAAGATGCCCTGGCATTCTTTCGCTCTAAGGGGTTGGCACCGCCTGATCAGCGCTTTGATTTCCGCGATGTTTGGCGCAACGAGCATGCGCGCGCCTTTGTCGTCGCCAAGGCGATGCGCACAGATGTTCTGGAAACACTTCGAAATGCCGTAGACGATGCCCTGGCAAACGGCCAAGACCTACGCCAGTTCACAGAAGCACTGGAACCTGAACTCAAACGATTGGGATGGTGGGGTCGCAAGATGGTCCGCGATCCGATGACCGGCGCACTCGAAAAAGTTCAGCTTGGATCAAATCGTCGCCTGTCTGTGATCTTTGATGCAAACATGCGCGCGGCGCATGCTGCCGGTAAATGGGCGCGCATTCAGCGCGTCAAACGTTCATTTCCCTATTTGCGATATGTGCAAATCCAGAGAGAGACCAAGCGCCCTGACCATGTAATTTATCACCAGATTATTCGTCAAGTTGATGATCCGATCTGGGCGCGCATTTATCCGCCCAATGGTTGGCGATGTGGTTGCACGATCCAGCAACTCTCTCAACGCCAGCTCGACAAACGCGGATACAAGGTCACAGGGGATTTCGTGCTTCAGGAACGCGGTGTGTTGAACAAGCGCACCGGAGAGATTGAACCGACAGCCCTTGGCGTTGATCCTGCTTGGGATGGCAATCCGGGCATGATCTGGGCTGGTATGGATCGCCTTCCCGCATCGGGCGCAATTCCAAGTCAGGCTGGATTTGGCGCAATCAGCAACCCTTTGCAGTTCGCCTATCAGTCGTTTGACGGTGCTTTCGCGATGGAAGACATGATTGCGTCTGGCAACCTAGGTGCACGTTTCTACAACGGCACAGGCTATGGAGCCCTGAATCGTGCGCTGCGCGGTCACGAGCCGATGACGCGCGAGCTTGTGGGCTGGCGCGATGACCTGGACAAAACCATTGCTGCAAACTCTGTGCCTCCTGAGACGATGCTTTATCGCGGACTTCAACGGATCTCGTTGCCGGACGTTGGAGACCGGCTGTCGGAGAAATCCTATGGGTCGTTCTCGCTCAGTTCCGGCATGGCTATGCGATTTGCCGGTCACGGCAATCTGACCGGGATTTCGCGCCGCCAATCTGAAAACGTAATGCTTCGCATGCGCGTTCCAGATGCCACGTCCGGAATTTACTTAGGTGGATTTGAAAACGAAGTGCTGTTGCGCCGCAGGCTGGGGTATCGGGTGATTGCTGTTCAGGAAATTGAGTTTGACGATATCGATGCGCCGGGCCAGATGCGCCGGATCAAAATCTATGATATTGAGTTGATCCAAGATGAAACATAATTCTCTCGATAGCATTTATGGCGACGTCTTCCTTGGCGTTCCAATGGAAGATGGGCAAACGTGGCCGCGCTTTGATGCGATGCTGCGCAATGGTCAGGAATTGACGTGGGTGCCAGAAGCCTATGAGCGCGCCATGCAGCTTTTTGACACCGGGCGACCGGAATCGGCCGAGCGCATCGACGAGGTGATTTCTGTTGTGTGCCGCATGCCATACGATCACACCGCGCGCGTGGAACGTCTGAGGGCGCTTCTGAGCGCAGCACCGGCCTGAAAACATCAAACCAGCCTGATATCCGGTATTTCTACTGTTTGATGGGTACGCATTCATTCCTCAGCGCCGCTTTAAATACCATTTAAAGGGTCTCTGTCCGTTTTGACGGGTGTCTAGCTAGGATCGCCAGATAATTTGTCTGGTGGCGCGTCTGAGCGAATTTTGCCCCTGCGCGCTTGCCGGGTCGAAATTTGCTCACTACGGTAAAGCTTGCATCTACCGCATGTTTCACCATCGGCCTTGCGAAATCCTTCATCTGAACAGCCCTCAACCCGCCACGTAGTGTCGCCTCATTGCAGTTTTGCGACTGAACGATTTCAAGCGAGAGGCGGGACATCATGTAATGGTGAAAGCAATCCACATTTTCCGTGCTGGTGAGCACACCGCCATGTCCGGAGCGACAGCGGCGTTTTCCGAAGATCAGATTTCGGAGATGGCCGAGGTCTATGATCCGGCGCTCCATGAGGCTCCAATTGTGATCGGCCATCCGAAAACAGATGGCCCGGCTTATGGTTGGGTTGATAGCTTGTTTGCGGACACGGGCGATCTGATTGCCTCGCCAAAGCAAGTCGAACCTCAGTTTGCAGAAATGGTGCGAGATGGTCGTTTCAAGAAGATCAGCGCGTCATTCTACACACCACTTAGTCCAAACAACCCGGTGCCGGGCAAACATTACCTGAAGCATGTCGGGTTTCTTGGGGCCCAGCCGCCAGCGGTTAAAGGTCTCAAGCAGGCAGAGTTTGCTGAAGACGACGACGCTTTGGTAATCGAGCTCGAATTTTCCGACGCCTTATCAGTGTCGGGTGGCGTGCTGGGTGCGATGCGCCGCATTGCTCGTGGTCTGCGCGATCATCTGTTGGCCACCGATGGTCAGGACGCCGCCGATCGTGTCGTGCCGGATTACGAAATTGAAGGGCTGCGCGTTGCTGAAGAACAGCTTCGCGAAGCGGCTGAGGGCTTTAGCGAGTCGGAAAATCAAATCACAGAAAATCAGGAGGAAGCCGATATGAGCGGTTCCAACGAACCCGGCGCGAAAACGCCCACTGCCGAGGAATTGGCAGCACGTGAAACGGATCTCAAAACCCGGCTGGCCGCTTTTGCTGAAGAGCAAGCGACAGCCCGGCGCGAAAAGGATCAGGCATTTCTTGATCAACTGGCCGAGGATGGACGTATTGCGCCCGGCCTGAAGGGCGAAATGCTTGCCTTCATGGAAAACCTTGATGGCGACGACGAGATCTCGTTTGCGGAAGGTGCCACGCCAATTTCACGGCGCGCATGGTTCCGTAATTTGCTGGAAAGCAAAACGCAAAAGCTGATCTCGTTTGGCGAGGTGAGCGGTGATGAGAAGAGGCCGGAAGCAGTGTCCAACACATCCGCCGACATCACGGCCGCTGCCAACAAGCTGATCAAAGAAGCAGAAGCAGAGGGCCGCAACCTGAACTTCTCCGAAGCGGCCCGGCAGGTCGAAGCAACATTGGAGGACTGATCATGTCCAATCCCGGATTTACCAAATCATTTTTGGCCGAAGGCGCGGTAGTCGCCCGTCGGTTCGTGAAATTTGGCACCACAGACAAACAGGTCAAAGTTGCCACGGCGGCAACCGACAAGACGATCGGCGTGAATGAAAAACTTGATGGTGCCGACGGCCAACTGATCGACACGATCATGTCCGACACGGCCGAGCTGGTTCTGGGCGGCGCAGTCACGGCTGGCGACTCGCTGGTGCCGGATGCGGCCGGTGCTGGTGTCACTGGCGCCACCGGAAACATTGCAGGTGCGGTTGCCTTGGCCACGGGTGTGGCTGGCGACATCATCGACGTCAAACTTGGCCGTCACACGGTCGCATAAGGAGAATTCATATGACTTCACCAACCCCATTTACAGTTGATCCGGTCCTGACAGCGATCGCGGTTGACTTCAAAAACCCCGATGTCTCGCTTGTTGCAGATGATGTGATGCCAATTGTTCCCGTCATGGGTCCGGATTTCAAGTGGACGTTCTATCCACCGGATCAGATGTTCACGGTGCCTGATACTCTTGTTGGTCGCAAAGGCGTCGTGCCGCAAGTCGAGTTTTCGGGTGAGCAACGCACCGGGTCGGTCGAAGATCATGGTCTGGATGATGTTGTTCCGCAAAGCGACATCGACAAGGCTGCGGCTGGCCGTGCGAGCGGCACATCGGCCTTTGACCCTGAGGCACGGGCGACCGAAGGCCTGACGCACCTGTTAGACCTGCGCCGCGAAAAACGCGTTGCGGATGTTGTGCAGGACCAGAGCAACTACGACGCTGACAAGAAAACCTCACTGGGTGCTGGTGATAAATTTTCAGACCATGCCACGTCCAAGCCGATCACCTTGATCAAAAATGCTATGGATGCCACGTTCATCGCCCGTCCGAATATCGGTGTCATTGGTCGCCTGGGCTGGACCGCTCTGTCTACGCACCCTGACATTCTGAAGGCGATTAACCGCACGGCTGGTGATCGTGGTGTCGCATCACGTGAAGCCGTCGCGGAATTGTTCGAGCTGAAAGAGATCATTGTCGGCGACAGTTTCCTCAACACCGCAGCCAAAGGCCAGGCGGTGAGTTATCAGCGCGTTTGGGGCAATTCAATGGCCTTGCTGCATCGCAACCAAATGGCCGGGCCTGACAGTGCTCAGATGGGCTGGGGTTGGACGGCTGAATATGATGGCCGGTTCTCGAGCACTTTCTTTGATCCCAAGGTGGGCTTGAAGGGCGCAAAAACCATTCGTGTCGGGCGGCAAATTATCGAAGTCGTTGCGGCCCCTTCCACCGGCTACCTGATCCAAGCCACGACCTGAGGAGAGCTCCCATGAATACTTACCAAGTAAATCACACGATCCTTGGCGCGGGCAAGCGCTTCAAAGCTGACGATAGTCCTCTGACAGCGGATAATCTGAAGGGGATCGACATTGACGAAATGATCGAGATGGGTGCGCTGACCGAATTGGATGGCGAGTCTGTCCAGGACGCACCGCCTGCCGATCTCACTGATCGCATCAAGGCCGCAATCAACGGCCTGACCCATGAGGGTTTCACCAAGGGCAAAGACCCCAAACCGTCTGTAGAGGCGATCATTGCGGCAGACGCGACGCTTGAAGGCCATGTGAAGGCCAAACTGCGCGATACCGTTTGGGCGGCATTGGTTGCTGAGGGTGTCACTGCACCTAAAGCACCCACGCCCGGCGACCAAAATTCCTGAGCGAAAGGATCGTTCGCGAAGCTGACGGAGTAACGGGCAAAATGTGACCCCGCCGCAGCCGATCTGAGTAGGCGAGGCCCACGCGAGTTGGAGCCTGCAACGTCTGAGGAATGGACGTGACGGCCCGGAGAGACGGGCATCCATCAACGAAAGGAAAAGACCCATGGACAGTACATTTTCGCGAGCCGCATTGGGCTTCATCCTGTTGACCGCAGCCGTTACCGGAATGGCGCTGGTCGCCCTCTGGGCGTTGAGTGCGTTTGCCGGTGGTGTCTGGTGGGCAAGCTTGTTGGTGGTTGTTGTCGCACTGGGTGCGGAAATCATGATCTATTCATCGACGTTGCACGACCCGGTCTACGACTGGATCAAAGAGCCCAAGCTGAAGAAGCTCGCAGACGAACAGCACAAGCGCGAGCTTGAACGAGACGTCGCGAAGGCCAAAAGCCAGTAAAGAGGGTAACCCGATCATGAGCATCGCAGCCGAACAAGACATGATTGACCGCTTTGGTGAGGATCAACTCGCCGAGGTCACAACCCGTTCGGGGTCGATCAACGGTATTGTTTCAGGTGTTCTTCAAACCGCTCTAAATGACGCGACCGCCGAGGTGGAAAGCTATGTCGGCGGCATGTTTGAAACGACCAATACGCCGCGCATTCTGATCGTGCACTGCGCCGCAATAGCCTGGTATCGGCTGCTCGGTGACCGGGCCCACAACATCGATGGCGCAAAAGAGAATTACGACGACGCGATCGACTTCCTGAAGGCCGTTCGCGCAGGCAAGGCTTCGCTTGGCGATGAAACGCCAGCAGACACCGAAGCCGCGCCGACAGATACACCAGAGTTTACAGCGCCACCTCCAACATTCAGCCGTGAAACGTTTGAGGGCTACTGATGGGTGTCACGTTATCTCTCACCCTTCAGGACCTTGGCGTTGAGCGCGGGCTGTTGAACATCGAGCGCACAGGACAAGATCAATCGGATCTGATGCGCCTCATCGGTGCAGCAATGGAATTGAGTGTGTCAGAGCGATTTGAAAAGGGCGAAGGCCCTGACGGCCCGTGGCTTCAGTCCCATGCAGCCCGAGAACGCGGCCGACCCACTTTGGTTGAAAGCGCGCGTTTGCGCGACAGCATTGTAAGTGATGCCGGTCCGAACTTTACCGAGACAGGCACAAACGTGCACTACGGCAGTTCACATCAATTTGGTGCAACCATTGTTCCGGTGAATTCAAAGGCCCTGCAGTTCCGCCTGCCCAACGGGCAATTTGTAACAAAGGGCGAGGTTACGCTGCCCGCCCGGCCGTTCCTTGGATTTTCGGATCAGGACAAAGAAGAGATCAGCGAAATTACCGAGGATTATTTCGCGGGGCAATGGCAATGAGTGCGATAGTTCTGCCCATTGGTGACGTGGTTGCCCAGCTTCAAACCGCAGAGGTGTATCGCAAGATTGGCGGCGCATTTGATCTGTCCGAAGCTTTGCGGCGCAACAACGCAGCCGCAGGATATGGATTTGTTCTCCCCGCCGTTGAGCGAACCAGCCGCCAAGGCGTTTCGGGTGGTGTGTTGTCCGCAAAGGTTACCGCGACATTTTCCGTGATCTCGATTGAGGAAGATTTGGCGCGCGATGCAGGTGCTGGCGCGGTCACAAAACTTGAAGCTTTGCGAGGGTCTCTGATCCAAGCATTGGCGACGTGGAACCCCGATTTTGCAGACGGTCCAGCGTGGCACGAAAAAGGTCAGTTGGTTGCCGGGCCCATGCCGGGCGGTTTGCTCGGCTGGCAAGACGAATTTTCAATCCGGTTCCGCCGGACCATCACAGGAGGTTGACATGACAATGTCCCACGACACGCGATTTCTGATCGCAAAAGTTCAGGCAAGCGCTGGTGTAGCTGCAGCCTACACAGGTTCGGATCTGATACCGGCCATGACGCTCAATCACAAAATGTTAGAGGCAGACCGTGGAACACGCGATCTGGTCGATGGCAAGGCAGGGGCCAGCAAAGACTTCCTGCAAAGACCACGCACGATTGTTGAGGCCTCAGTGGAAGCGGCCGGGTCCGGTGCGGCGGGAACCGCGCCATTTTACGACCCGCTTTTGCGCGCCTGTGGATTTTCGGCGGCAATCACGGCTGGTCAAAAGGTAACTTACACGCCGATTAAAGTGTCTGAACACGCGACGCTGGTTGGTGGATTTGGTGGCACACAAGGTGCACCGGGCAGTGCCGATGATCTGTTGCAGGAAGTTTTGGATGCAGTCGGATCGCTCAGCTTTGACGCGCAGGAAGGCGAGTTGCCAAAGTTTTCTGCAAATCTTCGAGGCATTTATGGCGCGCCCGTGGCGCGTGATACAATTGCGGCCAACGCACCTCTGGATTTGGGTGCTCTGCAAAACGCGCTTTATCGCGAAACCAAGGAAGTGAACTTTGACAATACGGCATTCAGTTTTGCCGGTCAGGCGCTGAAACTTCGCGAGTTAAACTTTGCAGATCAGGCCCCAGTAATTTCGGCGGATCGGCCAAACGAGCTCTCCACACGCCGCGGACGCCGAAACATCACCGGACGAATGGTGGTGTCAGCGCCCGCGCTTGCCGACTTTGATTACTTTGCGGCATCGATCAACGGTGCGACGTCGGTTCTCAGCTTAGTTCACGGGTCTGGCGCGGGCGATATCGTTGAGATTGCGGCCCCGGCCGTACAATCGTTCCTGTCTGATCTGGGCGAAGACGACAACGAAGTCACCGCAACGTTTGACCTGGTCTTCACACCAAGTGCCGGGGACGACGAAGTGTCGATACTGGTGCGCTGATGAGTGGTTTTCAATTCAATCCGCGTCCGGAAGTCACGACCAAGGTAGACGTCAAAACTCCCACGGTTAACGGTCTCGAAACACAGTCCTTTGAAGCGCGGTTTTTGGTTCTTCCCTCAGAGGAGCGCAAAGCATTGATGGAAGACCCGAAAGAAGCGCTTCAAGTGATCTGGTTGGGCTGGGATGGCATTCAGGACATCGACAAGAAACCCATTCCGTTCTCGGAACGGGTTCGAAGAGATTTTCTTGAATACGACTACATCGTCATGGCCGTTTCTCAGGCTTACTCCCGCGTCACGATGGGAATTGAGGCAAAAAACTAAAAACGGCGGCGCGGTCTCTGCTGAGTAAAAACAGTGCCCGTGTCGCCGATCGCAACGCCTTTGAAGCAGAGCTGAAGCTGTTCGGAGTTCCCGATACCCAAGTGAAGGTTTTGGCGGACCAGGCCGGTGAAAACGAAACCAACAGGACCGAGGTTTTCTCATGGCTCAACGTGCCTTTGACTTGGTTCATGAGCGCCGCGTCACAGTGGATCAGGGACGGCGATGGTCGCCCCGTTGCTCTGAATTACGACGGGCTCGAGGCGGCGGCGCGCATGATGGGGATAACAACGACGCCTGCAGATTTCACGCACGTGCGCACGTTGGAACAAGAAACACTGGCGCAAATCAGGTTGCGCGCAAAAAGGCGGTGAAATGACACTTATACTCCGCTCAAGATATGACGCTGATGCAGGCGAGCTGGTAAAGGAAACCAAGCGCGGCCGCGAGGAGTTGGGTCGTTTCAAAAAGAGCGCAGACAGTGCTGGTAAATCCGCTGAAGGTGCGGCGCGTAAAACTGACAAATTCTCCGGATCAGCGCGAAAAGCCGGACGGTCTTCGCGTTCGGCCAGTCGGGATGTCAACGCATTTGATCGATCCTTAAGAGGTGTGAAGTCACTGATTGGCGGCATAGGTATTGGCATTGTTTCACGCGAAATCCTGCAAACCGGCTTAGGGCTGACGTCGACGACAGCGCGTTTTCGCTCTGCGACGGGCGGCATAAAAGCTGGTGCTGACGAGATGGAAAACGCCGCTGAAATTGCGGATTTCTACGGGCAACGTCTGCAAGTTGTTGAACAGGGATATTCAGGGCTTCTTGCGGCGTCACGTGGCACGGGCATTGAAGATCAGGCGCGTGATATTTTTGAGGGTGTCGCCACGGCTGCGACAGCGCTTCAGCTTCCGGCAGAACAAACTGGCGGTGCCTTGCGGGCAATCGAACAGATCATGTCAAAGGGCTCGGTGCAGGCAGAAGAATTGCGGGGGCAGCTTGGTGAGCGCATTCCTGGCGCATTCCAGATTGCGGCACGCGCTATGGGTGTCACAACCGCTGAACTCAGCAAAATGCTCGAACTTGGTCAGGTCGCATCGGATGACTTCCTGCCCAAATTTGCACGCCAACTGAAAATCGAATTTGGCGAGTCTGCGGTGGCGGCTGCAGATGAAGCAGGCGCATCGGTCAATCGCTTCTTTAACGGTCTGACCGACCGCGTCCGCGATTTGTCGTCTGGCGGTCTCATGGATGAATTTGCCGTCTCAATGGAGCGCGGCACCGACTTTTTGACGGATCCGGCCACTCAGGAGGCCGCGGCTCAATTTAGTGCCTTACTGGGTGGTGGCCTGGGCTTCATTACAGACCATGCCAACGACTTGAGCCTCGCGATCGGCGGCTTGGTTGCGGCCAAATTCGCAGGGGTCTTAATCGGATGGGGCAGCGGTGCCTTAAGTGCGGCGCGCAACGTAGGAATACTGCGCGCAGCTACCGCAGGCCTTGGTGGTCCACTTGGCGTGGCCGCTCTCGCGATCGCCGCTCTGCCGTTTCTGATCGAAAGCAATGACGAACGCCTTGCCAGTATGGAGCGCACACTGAATGACAGTGAGGTCGCTCTGGACGCATACGCCAGTGCGTCAAGAAAGGCCGCAGAACAACAAGAGCTTTTAGGTGGCAAGGTCAGCGACACCACCCAAAAAATGCTTGAGCAAAGCCGGGCCGGTCTTCAGGATCAGTTGGTCTTACTACAAAGCGAACTGGACGCCGCTTTCGAAAAGGTATCCGGGTTTCAAACTACGAATTTGAGATCATCTTTGATCGCCGAAGGAATCAAAGCGCAGGGCGGGCATATCATCGGTGCTTTGTCACCGCTGCAAAATTTCGATGTTGCTTCTGAAAACCCTGAACGCCTTGGGGCAGTGTTTGGCGACCTTGTTGAGATGATGGACCGTTTGAACGGTGGCGAGGCGACCGTCCTGAGGCCACTATATGAAGAATTAGCCCGTATCTCCGGGGTTGGTGAAGAGTCCGCCAATGCAGCCGCAAAACTGAACGCGGCACTGAACGCCACTCCGGACGTTCAGCACCTGTTTGATCTGGATGAAGCCGTCGCGGACATGTTGCGGATTTCGCAATTGATCGGCGGCTTGGAAGCCGAAATTGCTGCCGTGCAGTCTGCCCCAAATGAGGTTATTCGCGGCGAAGCTCTACAAGCCTTGGCATTTGAAATTACCCGGTTGTCTCAGGCCGGTGAAGTCCTGCGCAGCAGTGGCGGCACGGCCTTCAGAGACATCCTGTCCGCGGCCGGTGCCACACAAGAAGAAATCGACAAGATCACTTCTGCGCTGGACGGTACGCTTGAAGTTACACAAGACGTTGCAGCCACAGCCGATGACATCAATTTTGACAATGCCATTTCCGGCGCCTCTGCGCTGACCGGCGAGATTGAACGGGCAAACCGTGCTCTTAAGGCGCTGCGCGCTCGCGCCTTGTCCACTGAGATTGGCAATGTCGGCTTGGAAGCACAGCTATCAGCCCTAAAAGGCGGTGCTGATCGCGCCGATGCCATTCTTGCCGGCAAGCTCGCTGAAAGTCGTGCCAGTGTTGGGCCGCTCATTGCAGGGCCTGCGCGGCGTCCAGGTGATGGCCTTCCTTCTTCAATAGAAGCGCCGCCCGTCATTGCTGAATTGCAACGCGAACAGGCTGGACTTGAGACACGTGTCAGCCTTGAGCGCGAAATTAACGCGATACTGAAGGACCGCAAAACAACGGCTGGCGGCGGTGGTGGGCGAACCAAAGCCGAACTCACAGCACTGCAGGAAGCCGTAAAGGAATTTGGAGATCGTTTCGGCGGTACCTTTAAAGAGGCTGAACAGGACATACTGGAATGGCGTGAGAGCGCCATGGCAGACCTGCGCGCAGTAGGCCTAGGCCACGGTGAGCTTGCCGACAAAGTCGATGCTGTCACACGCGCGCGCATCGCTGATGCTTACCGCGAGGATCTCGCAAACCGAGACGATTGGCGCGCAGGTGTGGAACGGGCAATGGACGACATTGCCGGATCACACGAAACCATGGCTGATCGGGCCGAGGGTGCCATTAAGACCGCTTTATCGGGGGCAGAAGATGCATTTGTCCAATTCGCAAAGACCGGCAAAATTCAGACGCAAGACCTGGTCGATTTTGCTTTGCGCCAGCTTTTCCGTCTGGCGATGCGCTTGGCACAGGGTGACCTGACTGGCGGCGGTGGCGGTGGTGGAATTATCAGCAGCCTGATCGGCGGGTTATTTGGCGGCGGCTCCGGAGGCGGTAGCAGTGCCGCGTTTTCGCTCTTTCACGAAGGTGGTGACGTTGCATCTGGTGGTATCGATCGCATTGCGCCTGCAGCCTTACTGAGCGGTGCGCCTAAACTGCATTCTGGCGGTCTGTTGCCCGGTGAAAAAGCCGCCATTCTGGAAGATGACGAGCGCGTTTTGACGCGCGCGCAACAGCAATCAACCGCCGACACAATTATGGGCCTTGCCCGTTTGGCCGGTTCATCTTCCGGCGCTGGCACAGCTACACCCAACGTCAACGTAAACATTTACGGGGCGAAAGAAGAGCCGCGAGTAGAAAAGCGCAAACAGCCCAATGGTGACCTTGATATTGACGTGATCTTTGGCCAGTTCGTACGCCGTCTGAACAGCGAAACGTCCCGTGGCGAAGGTGTCGCACCGGCAATAGCGGGCCGCTTTGGTCTCAGAACCGGGGGCACATGATGGCAACCGTTAACTGGCCCTTTACAGACGCCTTTAAGCCGCAATTTAACGGCTACGAATTGTCGTCTCCAAGTCTTGTTCGACGCACTGACTTTGAAGACGGCGAAGATCGCGTCAGGCGTACTGGCCACCACAAACCGTCCACGTTTCGCGCTGAATTTGATATTCTTCGCGCCGAGATGGGCGTGTTTCGCCGCTGGCTTTCGGATGACATCGATCACGGGCGGCTCTGGTTCAATATGCCGGCGTTTATCGATGACACTTACCAGATCATTGAAGCGCGCCTAATTGCTGACGGCGACAAAATGTACACCGCCCGGCTGATTGATGACATCAACTGGCGTGTATCTTTGTCGCTTGAAATCCGTGAACTGCCTCAAATTTCGGACGCAATCTATCTCCCGCATGCCGCAGATCGCGATCTGTTTTACGAGACTGTGCCGCTTAGTGATTTGCTCGATCAGGCGATCAATGTTGATCTGAAAGGGGCGGCGTCATGACCATCGACCCGGATATCATCGAACATTATGCCTATGCCACAGATGATATAGAAATCCTGACCGTTGAAGCGCGTCATCCGGAATTGACATCCGAAACTGGCGACGTGGGTGTTATCAGAATCGCCGCCGCATTTGTTGCCCCATCCGAGTTGGAAACATCACCCTATTTTGAGGCCAAACTTGAGGCTGATGCACCCCTTGGAGCGGATCAGATCGTCAAATTCATTCGTGGCCCGATTGAGATTGTTCGCCCGGCACGCGAAAGCTCGGCCGTGCCGCGCGCCCGGTTCCGTTTTGCAAATGTTGACCCTGCTATATCTGAGGCCCTTCTGATCGCTGCAAGCGGTGATGTGCCGATTGAAATCTCCTTGCGCGTATTCACCGACAAAACCCGCCTCGCAGGCCAGCCCGAAGTGCTGGATGGCTTTGAGCTGGTTGATCCACAAATAGACACCCTTCGAGTCGAAGTGGCAGCGCAGCCGCCCGACGTCATCAACACCCCGTTTCACAGGCAGTTTTATGACCAGCGTTTCCCTCTCCTCGGCCTCTGACCAGATCGCCAAGATGATCGGCCTGCCATGGGAGCGTGGTGGGCTCGGTCCTGACGGGTTTGAGTGCTGGTCATTTGCGGCCATGTTCCAGGACAGTTTTATGGGCCGGACTTTGCCATATCTGACCGCAGGTACAAAGCCCGGCCGTGCCGTCGCGTCAGAGCGCCAAAACTGGCGCCGCACTGACACGCCCATTGACGGTGACATTGTCGAGATGCGCCGTTTTGGTCGTGTCAATCATGTCGGTGTCATGGTTGGTGGTGAGGTGCTTCATTGTCAGGAAGGTGCTGGCGTGGTGTGTGACCGCCTTGATGCGATCCGTTTCATGGGCTGGCAAATCCAGTTCTGGACACCCGACGCTCTACAAAAACGCGCCACAGCAAACCACCGGGCGATCTATTCATCTGGATTGGGTGGGTTGCTGGCACCAGACTGTGCACCGGACGAATTGATAACCGCAGAACACGTTTTGCCAATTCGGGCGCGCACCGGAGAAACCGTTTCCACCATCCTGAAGCGCGCCGGATTAAGTTCGGACGACGTTATCTGTTTTGTCTCCGGGCCACAGGAAGCTTTGCCGGATTTGGCGGCTGCAATAAGTGACACCGCATCCCTAGAGGCAATGTTGGACGATCTGGGAGCTCTGTCGCCTTCGGATTGGTCCTCACGCAAGCTCGCAGTCAATGAGACACTTTTGGTGCAGTCGGTACCACGTGGCGGCGGTGGGTCCGATCCACTGAGAATTCTTCTGACGATCGCAATTACGGCCGCCGCCGCATTCGTTGCGGGCCCACTTGGTGTTGGTGCCATTTTGGGAAATACCCTTGGTGTCAGTGCGGCCTTTGGCGGTCAGCTCGTATTTGGCGCTGTTTCTATTCTCGGCCGTCTTGCCGTGAGTGCACTTTTGCCACCCCCATCGCCTTCTGGCGTGGCCAATTTTAGCCAGGACGTTTCACCAACATTCACCGCCGGTTCGCAAACGTCCGTGGCGCGCCCCGGCGCACCCGTTCCAATCCAGTTTGGACGACACTTGCATCTGCTTGATGACATCGGGCCCGCGTGGGCAAATTACTCTGGCAATACCCAAATTCTTTATCAGGTCCTGTCGCTTGGCGAAGGCGAACACGATCTTGAAGAAGTTCGTCTGGGCAGCGTGGCTGTTTGGAAGGATGGGGTAGCCACGGAAAACTTGCCCGGTGTTCAAATCCAGCACGTCGCGGTCAATCAGCCCGTCACATTGTTTGAAGATCAGGTTTACACGCAACCCGATGTTGCAGGTCAGACGGTGGAAAATGGCACACCGGTTGGCTGGCACATCGCGCCGCCCGTGGGGATTTTCGCCGAGATCATCGAGATTGATATCGTGTTCCGGCAACTCGTTCACATCGACGCAAACGGTAACGATCAAAACACGACCGTTGATCTTCGCGTTGAGGCGCAAATGCTCGATGCGAACGATGATCCGTTGGGTAGTGTCATTGCGCTTGATGACCTCAGTTTCACAGCCGCCAGCCGATCAGCCGTGCGTAGCAGCCACAGGTGGTTCCTGCCCAAAGGGCGCTATCAGGTTCGCGTATCACGCCTGACCGCCGAAAGTGCCGCCGAGACATTCGACGAGGCGGCATGGGCCGGTCTGAAGGCCATATTGCCACCGGGCCGCACCTATGGCGATATGGAAGTTTTGGCTGTGCGTGTTGAGGTTGGTGAGCAGATCGCGGCCCAAAATGCACGGCGTGTCAGTGCGATCAAAACACGCAAACTGCCAATCTACAGCAACGATGCCTGGACAGCACCGCAACCCACCCGTGAGATCGCTTGGGCCGCGGCTGAAATTTTGCGCCGCCATAATCGGTTGGATGACATTGATCTTGATGAATTACTTGCTCTGCACGAAACGTGGACTGTGCGCGGCGACAAGTTTGACACCATTTTTGATCAGCGTTTGAGCTTTTGGGAAGCGTTGCAGGCAGTTTTAAGAACGGGGCGTTCCCAACCGGATCAACTCGGCCGGCTTATTCGCATCTGGCGGGATCAACCTGCTCCGATCCCACGTCAGCTTTTCAGTGAACGCAATATCCGGCGCGGTTCTTTTGTGATGCGCCCGATCCTTTCCGTGTCCACACGCCCTGAAAAACTCGTCGCCCCGTTCATGGACGAAACCACATGGCGCGCAAATGAAATCTCTGTCGGTGCTTTGACCGGACGAGAACGGCGCGAGAGATATTTTGGCATCGTCAACAAGGCGCATTTAGCCCGCGAGGTGGCCCATGACTGGCGCGCATCCAGAGTGCGATCATTGCGGGTCGAATTTGAAGCGGAGCTCGAAAACCGGCTTTTGCGCCGCGGTGATCCTATCGCAATTGCTCACCGCGAGATCACCAAAGGGTTCTCAGTCGGAGTGGTTGAGTTTGCTTTGAATGAAGTGCACCTGTCGTTTCCTATTCTTCAGTCAGAGCTTGGCGACACACCCAGACTGGCGCTTACTGCACCAGACGGGATGGTGTGGGGTCCGGTGGCGGTGATCTTAGACGATCCGGACACACCCACCGACCGGATATACCTTGATCCCAACGACGTGCAGTTGGTGATTGATGAATCAGGTTCTGATCCTCGTGATTGGGTGCCGCAATCTGCCGCCAGAGAAGAGGCAATTCGGGCCGTCATTGGTCCGGACACGGAAAAGTATCAGCGCGTTATTGTTGAATCGGTTGGCCAAGAGCGGGACGGATACGCGCCTGTGAGTTGCCTTATCGATGATCCGCGCGCGCATGATCTCGAGGTCGATGTAAATTCTTCGCTAGAGGGCGCAATCGCGGGACTTACAGCCACACTTGAAACTGTGGGTAATGACACGATGCTCAATGTCGAATTGTCGATTTCTGCAGGCTTTGATGTGGCCATGCTGGACTTCGTCCATGAGTATTCAACTGACGGCGGGATTGTCTGGCTTCCTCTAGCTGAAACCTCATTGACGATGATCAGCATGATTGCGCCAGTGGGCGTCACCAATGTGCGTTCTGCCGCTGTAAGCGCGACCAGAGGGCCATGGGTGAGTGCACCGATCTCTGGCATTGCAGGAGGCCTTGCCGCACCCACAGGGCTCGCTGAGGCTACCGCTGGCGACTATGACAGCACCGCACGTCTTCATGTGACGGCCGATGTTGTTGTAGGTGCGGTTTCCTACCAGTTTGAAGTGCGCGACGACGGCGGTGCTCTGGCCGGAACAATCAGCAGATTTACACCGGAACTTGACTTGTCTGCCGGTGACTTGAGCGGCCTTGGTGGGCCGTGGCGCGCCTGCGAAGTCAGCCTGAAGGGCATCGATGTCGCAGGATCACCGGGTGCGGCTGCATCGTTGCCTCTCACCAACCCGGCTCCTTCAGCGCCAACGGGCGTGATCCTTCTAGGCATTACGTTCACTTGGGACGTTGCGCCGGAAGCAGATGTGAGCAGCTGGCAGATTTCGGCACCGTGGCTTTCGATGCCCGAAATCGTCACCACAAACAGTTTTTATTGGCCGTATGCGCAGCAAGGAACAGCGACAGTTCGCGCAATCGACAGCGTCGGCACGGGCCCTGGCACGTCATACACCAATCCGTATCAACCGCCCCCTCCGGGCAAATAACCACCCTTTAGGAAAGGAGAAAATCAATGAGCTTTACCGACGACGTAAACAACCTCAAAACCAATATTGCGCGGCTGGACCAGTTCATGAACGGACCGGCGGATGGCTCAGTGAGCCTTTCCAGCGGTACCATCGGAACACTTCTCGGCTTGATCGGCACATCAACTGGCGGTTCGCCACCCACCGTGACATGGCCCGGACGACACTGGCTTGATTTGTCTGATCCGGGCAACCCAACGTTCAATGTCCGCAATTCCGAAAACACAGCTTGGCTGCCGCTCATGGCCGCCGACGTCCTTGTACCCGAAGCGTTGGTGCATCGGAATGCGGCAGAGGCCGCGGCTGGCAATGCGCTGGCATCCGAGAATGCGTCTGCAGGCTCCGCGACCGAGTCCGCTGCAGCAGAACAAGTCGTGTTGTTGGCACAAGCTGCAGTCTTGGCGGCCGTCAATGCCCAAGGACAGGTGAACATCGTTGCGACAAAAGCTTTGGCAGACGCCGCGACATGGGTCGAGGGAGACGTTGTCGAGGTTCAGATCGACGAGACCAGCGACGATCACCGCATTCGATATCTCTACTCTGGAGCGGCACTCACGCTTCTTCTCGACATGGACGCGTACCTTTTGGAGCACGCCGTTCTCAACCTTCAAACCAACGCAATATTAGCCGCTGAACAGTTCGATCAGCGCATTGCAATTCGCGCCTTACAGGCAGCTTAAAAGGAGAAATAAAATGAGCCTTGCTAACTTTAACTCTGCCGCCGACGCCATGAACACGCTGACCACGCGCATGAATGGTTTTTGGGACGGCATCGATGCTGATGTCGCCACCCGTCAAGCGGCGTATGATGCGTTGGCCGCGAACCTCGATCTGGTGGCCGACCATCGTTTGTATTTCCAAGTGACGCTTGATCCCGATGAGGTTGCGCCGACCAGTGGTTATGACGGTGTATACAACGACTTGCAGGCAATCATTAATGACGCGCCAATCGGCAGTCACATTCGGGTCAAGATGGCAGCGGCAAAAGTGTTCGAGACAAGCGGCTATGTCGTAATGAAAATGCATACGACGCTTGAATTCTTCGGTGTTGATGGGTCAGCACCGCCCGGTGGTGAACCACGACTAAAGTTCGGTGCTGTGCTTTTTGGTGGTAACAATCTTCTCCAATACATCCGCCCCGATACCGGGTGCAAAATCATTTTCAGAAGTGTTTTTGTCGAACTCCCCGCGAAGATCGACGCTGGGCAGCCTTGGATTGTGCCTCACAGTTTCACTGGATGGTTCAACGGCATTCAATCTGCTTTCGAGTTTTACAATTCTCGTGTGTTCGGTTCTGACGCCACTCTTTCGCTTATTTCAAATTTTGTCGGGGGCATAGTTTCGGTCAGTGTCCATAATACTGAAATCGACACGGTAAATCTCGTGGACGCGGCATATGGAATTGCGTTGATCGCGCACTACTCGCCTACCCTGACTAATGGAGGAACGCTTCAAACAGGCGGCGTTCTCGGAACAACCCTTCTAATGAATTGAGGTAAACTATGACGTATTTTGACATTGAACATGAAGGTCGTAAAACGTTGAACGTTGACCGCGAAGGAGCCGAGGCTCTTGGCTACCCAGAGGCGGTAATTGCTGCCGCAGAAACGATAGTTGCCGTCGGCAAGATCAGTGACGAATGTCGTCGCCGCATCTATGCGAAAGCATCCGCAGAAACACAAATGAACATGGCTTCTGTTGTGGCGGTGATTTCCGCCAAAACAGCCGCGTCCCGTTCAACCGAGGAAACCGCCACGCTTGACGGATTGGAAGCGGCGACTGGCTGGGTCGGTGCGATGCGCGCAAACATTGCGACACTGGCGGCTGATCCATCTCTGGACCCAAGTGATGATGCGAACTGGCCCAACTGCCCAGCAGAAGTCATTGCTCTAGTCGCGCAGTTCTAAACGATGCCGAGCCTTGCCTCTTGGTGTAGGAAGGGCGGTTCGCGTGGGTATGTGACCACGCGGCCGCTCAATTGGGCAATTGGAAAAAAGTTCAGCAATTGGACATTAAGAGTGCCCGGGGGATGGGAATTCGAAAGCTCCGTTCCGTGGTTTCTGCACTGGGTGTTTTCGCCGGACGATCCGTTCTTCCTGAAATCCGCCGCGATTCACGACTACCTGCTCGAAAAAGGATTTCGACAGGCCTTTGCGGACAGCCAGTGGTTCGAAGCGGCCCTTAGTGAACACGCGCCACCTCTGCGAACGTGGCTGGGCTACAGTTTCATGCGCGCACGCCGGTTCTGGCGTTGGGTGTTCAGGTTTGAGAAGCCCAAAAGGCGGCCTTAAACCGCCCTTTTAAGGAAGGCCAAGGGGTGCTCTAACACCCCTCGACACGGGGCCGAAATTCTCAACACCGACCCCGCCGACCAGCAAAAGCCTTATGGCCGCTTCCACCCTTCGAAGGGACGGCCAGATTGAGGCGATTCGACTTGAAAGAACATGAAATTCGTTGCCCAGAATGTCGCAGGCTGTTATTCAAAATGGAAGAGGACGCCCTTGCGGGGCAAATGACGATCAAATGCCCGCGCTGCCGATCCCTGAATATCCTGAGGCCACAACAGAGCCCTTACCCCAAGCGACAAGATCGCGATGGAAAAGAGGTTCTATGTGGCTCTTCATCCCACCCCAAAACATGACCAACTTTGCGGCATCAGCCTTTGCGCCGGTGTCGCAGGACTCGATCTCGGTTTGCATATCGCAGAACCCGGATATCGAACTGTTTGCTATGTCGAGCGAAACAGTTTCGCCGCGGCGACACTCGTGGCCCGGATGGCGGACGCGTCACTGGCACCGGCACCTGTCTGGGACGATCTCAAATCCTTCGACGGCCGACCGTGGCGCGGACGCATTCATATCCTCACTGCCGGTTATCCCTGCCAGCCCTTCACACTCTCCGGCTTGCGTCGCGGCGCGGACGACCCCCGCCACCTATGGCCGGACGTCGCGCGGATCGCAGGCGAGATCGCGCCGGAATGGCTCTTCTTTGAGAATGTCCCCGGCCATCTCTCCCTCGGCTTCCAGGACGTCACGCGCGACCTTCAGTCAATGGGCTACCGGGTTGCAGCGCGCGTCGTATCAGCGGCGGAAGTTGGCGGGTCGCACACCCGTGAAAGGCTCTTCATTCTGGCCCACGCCGACGTTCAAGGGATCGGGCAATCGGGCATGCATCGTGGCAAGCCCGGCCGGAGTGCAGTTCAAGAACGACCTGAATCAGACGGGATCGCAAACCGGGATCAAGAATGCCGCGTCGGCATGGACCTTGATGTGGGACTTCCTGAAGGCTGCGGGTTGGACGCCTGCACCATTCCAATCTTCCCACCGGCACCGAGTGATCTTGCTGAATGGGGAGAAGCACTCAACCGACGCCCTGACCTTAAACCCTGCCTTCACCGATTGGATGATGGGTTGGCCTACGGGATGGACCGATCCGCTGCAGCCGGTAACGGAGTGGTCCCTTTGGCTGCAGCACGCGCGTATTGCTCTTTGCGAGCTGAACTCGGGAACTGAAAACACGGCACTCTAAATCCATAAGAGTGTGTGGCCAGCGAATGCGCAGCTATGAATTTAGAAGTATCTATGCGAGAATCGCTCGAAAAACGATGGAGCAGTCATGGCACAGAATTCTGATATCGAATGGACCGACGCGACCTGGAACCCTGTAACAGGCTGCATCAAGGTTGGACCCGGATGCGACAATTGTTATGCAGAGCGATTTGCTGAGCGTTGGCGGGGCATTCCAGACCATCCATACGAGCAAGGCTTTGATCTTCGACTGTGGCCTTCTAGGCTTGTGCAACCGGCGAAGTGGAAAAAGCCGAAAATGATTTTCGTCAATTCCATGAGTGATTTGTTTCAAAAGGAGATTGATCGCGATTTTGTGGATGCGGTGTTCGACGCCATGGAGAGCGCGGATTGGCATGTCTATCAAGTGCTTACAAAACGCAGCTCGTTGATGCTGAAATATGTAGAGAAACGTTATGCTGGCGGCAAAGTTCCAAGTCACATTTGGCTGGGCGTGTCCGTTGAAGATCGCGCCCACAATGGACGCATTGCACATTTGAAAAAGATCAACTCTGAAGCGCGTTTCATTTCGTTTGAGCCATTGATTGGGCGAATAGGGGAAATTGATTTGACCGGCATTGCCTGGGCGATAGTAGGTGGGGAGAGCGGACCAGGCGCACGTCCTATGGAACCAGAGTGGGCGACTGAAATCAGGGATATTTGCGACCGCGATTCCGTCGCGTTTTTCTTCAAACAATGGGGTGGTCCGAGACCCAAATCAGGCGGTCGGTTGCTTGAAGGAGAAGAGTGGAACGGGTTCCCGTGGCAGATTGTACCCAAGCCCATATTCGACGCTCTACGAGCCTGAACGCACTAATTTTCAAGGAATAAATTTTGAAGAAATCTCATTCCGAGAACACTGTCGGCCCATGGGCCAAACAAAAATTGGACGCGTTAGAAGCCTATCTTCAGGCCTATATGCTGGTCATGCAGAACCAGCCTTTTGATTTAACATTCATCGACGCTTTCGCTGGCGCGGGCCTCTCACGGGTCCGTAATGTCAACGACGAAGAGGCAGAGAGTGAGCTTTTTGAGGTCATCGATGAGGACGATGTAGAGCGTCAAGACGAGTACATAAAAGGTTCACCGCTGCGAGCATTAGGTTTGAACCGCCCCTTCAATCGCTACTATTTCTTCGATGAAGATCCCCGGCGCGTCGCTCTTTTGGAAGACATGAAAGGTGACTTTCCAGATCGAAAGATGATCGTCAGAGTCGGAGATGCCAACACTTCGGTCGTACAGGTGGCGAAGCACTTTGACAGATGGAATCGAAAGGGTGTGGCATTTCTAGACCCATACGGCGCTCACCTGCATTGGAGCACGATCGAAGCCTTGGCTAAAACCAAGAGCGTGGATGTTATTATTAACTTTCCCCTTGGAATGGCAATCAATCGGCTGATCACCAGAGACGGCGAAATTCCAAAAAAATGGCGTGACCAGCTCGACAACTGCTTTGGAACACCTGAATGGGAAGACCGGGCATATAGTACAGACGTTGATCTGTTTGGTGTGGAAGATACACAGAAGCGCAAAGACACTGCTGAGAGGCTGCTCAGGCTATACACAGACCGTCTTAAAACGGTGTTTAAAGCGGTGGCAAAGCCGAGTTTAGTCACCAACACAAAAGGTGCGCCGCTGTATTACTTGATATGGGCAGGTCATCCGACGGGTCTAGATATTGCGGAACACGTTTTGAACTTGGGTGAGCGGATCAGCTTGAAACGCAAGAAATGA